GCCTTTATTAGAGATGTTGCGTGATGTCCAGGGTTTCGAAGCCTGGTCCGGAATGGATGCAGTGGAGCTGCGTGCAGCACAAATTTTCGCTGCGAAAAGGCTTTACATTTCTACTGATTTCAGTAGTTTTGATGCTTCGGTGTCCTCACTGATGCTAAAAGCGGCATTCGACGTGATTGAAAATATTTTGCCAAGTAGTAAAGAGATGTTGCCAGCATTGTTCAGCTACTACACAAGCGGGGAGATAGCCACTCCTGAGGGCTTGTTACAAGGATATCATGGCTTACCATCAGGGGTAACTCTGACTAACATGGTTGGTACTTTAGTACAGCTACTACTTATGGCGATAACCTGCGAGTCGTGTGGACTTGACCTTGAGAAAGTCGATTTCATGTTCCTCGGGGATGATGGCGTCATCGCGTTTCCAAGCCGTGCGGAGGCGGAAGTGCATTATGCAGTTGCCGAACATTTTGGGTTTACTATTAACCGTGAGAAATCTAGTGAGAGTGAAGACTCCTTTTCATTCTTGCAGAGGCACTTTAGACGTGCTTTGGTTGTTGGTAACTTCTGTCCGGGTGTATACTCAGGCCTGAGAACCCTGGGCCGCCTAATCTGGACAGAAAGGGGAGGCTTCAAGCTCGATGATGAAATACTAAGGGATAGCTATGTTAAGTACGATTCCGGTTTCTGGGTGTTGGTAGCTTACATGAAGTTGGAGAACTGTAAGCGGCACCCCAAATTCAGAGAAATAGTATCTGCCGCAGTGAGGGGGGACAAATACGGATTGGATCCCAATCTTATTGGTTCGCGTGATAAATTCATTAGTAGCATTAAGGGTTATGATACTTCGGATGCTACACCCCGTACCAACGGTATCGCAGCTTTTAACAGCGTGAGGGTTGCGATTGAGATCCGTGCTGAGCTTGGACTAGGCTAGAGCGTTACTGAAGACCGCGCTCCCAAATCTAGCTGAGTATGACCTTTTACCTTGAAGGTCGGAGAGAGCCCCG